TCCCTCCTTCGAGGAGAGAAACCTGTTTTTGCGGACAACCTGAAAGACGAAACACGTCCCCTCAAGCGATGCAGAGTCTCAGACCCCGACAACATCAAGACCCGCGCTTTTAGCGCTGCTCCCGTTGACTTTGTCGTGGTGTGCCGTCAGTATCTCGGCGCGTGGATCAGCTCTCTTAACGAACACCGCATTTCAAACGGAACCACGGCCGGTATCAACCCTGCCAGCCCTGAATGGTCAATGCTTGCCTCTACCTTAATGGAAAAAGGTCAGAATATGTTCGACGGTGATTGGAGCTCATTTGACGCCTCGCTGCCCGCCACCCTCCTCAGGGAGGTCGGATGGTATGCCGAAGAGTGGTACAAGACCTTTGACCCCGAGTGGAAAGAGGAGGACCTCAATGTGAGAAAAGCCATCTTTGACTCCATTGCCGAGTCCCACCACTGGATCGACGACGTAATAGTCCAGTGGCCCGGAGGTTTACCTTCTGGCTGCTATGGAACGAACCAAATCGACTCGGTGGCGAACCTTGTGGTCCTTGTGCGATCCTTTCAGACTGCACTATCGGACCGGGAGATAGCCGAGGAGGTGTACATGGTCACTCACGGCGACGACAACATCGTCAGCGTAACGGACCGTGTGGCTGCGTTAGTGACTCCAAAGGCCATCGAAGCCTACGGAAAGTCTATTGGCATGACATACACCAGTGCCGACAAAGCCGAAATTACCGGATACAAACCTATCTCCGGCATCTCCTTCCTGAAACGAACCTTCGTCCAACTTAAAGGTCACCCAGGCATTTGGCTCGCTCCCCTTGAGATCGACTCCATCAGATCTTCCGTTCAATGGACCCGGAGAGGAGTGTGCATCCAAGACTACGCCCGAACTATTGAGTCTGCACTTGAAGAACTTGAACTCCACCAAGGCGAAGCTATCGAGGATACCCAAACCATCAAGCACCATGCTAACCTAGTCAACATCCGTCCCATCTACTCTTCACTACCAGAACTGGTGTGCAAGTATTGGACGGGTCTGAAACTAGAGTACAACCAGTTCTCACCTTACTGGTTCACGCGGCATAGGACCTTCCGATGCGCCCAGGCGCCTGAACAGGTCCCTAGGAGCGACAGTGGCATTGTCGCTGCTAGTAACTAACCAGCCCGAAACGAAAAACAACAATATGTAAGCAGTTCAAGG